CGGAACAACTTACAAAATGCCCTTTCTATAGCAGATCCCAGAAATTATCCATAACATGCGAGGGTATAGTGAAAGGAACGAGAACAGCTATTAAATTCAATAGCGAGAAGGAAAAAAGAGAATTTCAAAAAAATAACTGCTATAAATATCACAATAACTGTGAAATAAAAAAAATATTAGAACAAAAGTATGAGAAAGGCTGATGGTGCGAACCATTGGCTTTTTTCTTTTGAGGGGGCACTAAAATTTATGCATGGATAAAATGGTATGCAAAGGGCGGTGATGGAGTGGCAGAAATACATATTGAGGCTGAAAAAGACTATATAAGCGGCATGAAATATAAGGACATAGCAGAGAAATATGGCGTTTCAGAAGCCACTGTGAAGTCCTGGAAAACAAGATATGGCTGGTTCCGAGAGAAGAAAAATGGAACGCATACAAAAAAACAAAAAAGTATGCATACAAAAAAGATAAAAAAAGAGATACCGAAAAAAGGCACAAGCACAGTTACAAAAGAAGAATTAAGAGTAGTCTGTGAAAACGAAGAATTGAACGAGAAACAAAAACAATTCTGTGTGTTTTTTATAAAAAAGCATAATGCCACAAAAGCGTATATGCAGGCATACGGTGTTGATTACATGACAGCGGCAGCAGCAGCAAGCAGATTGTTAAAAAATGTTAAGATACGAGCATTTATTGAAATGCTGAAAAATGAAAAGCTGAATCAGATGTATTTTTCGGCAGATGATCTGGTGCAGAGATACATGGATATAGCATTTGCAGACGTGGGCGACGTAGCAACTTTCACGGAGGAAGGAATACAGCTAAGAGACAACTTTGATCCTACGACGGTAAAGAGCATCAAAGATACAAAATATGGTTACGCAATCCAGATGCAAGATCCATTTAAGGCCATGGAATGGCTGGATAAGTATTTTGAAATCAATCC